AAATTTATATCACTCTCCTAAATCCGATCAACTTACTGCAGAATCATATTTAAAAGTTTATGAAGGAGACTCAAGTATGACCCCTGGTTTTACTATGTCATTAAGAACTCGTCCTCTTGTAGTAAATAAAATGAGAGAATATATTGGAGATAAAAGTGTTATAATACAATCTAAACGTTTACTTGAAGAAATGAAAGTTTTTATTTGGAAAAATGGCCGACCTGAAGCTCAACCTGGATACAACGATGATCTAGTAATGTCGTTTGCGATAGGGATGTATTTACGTGACACTTCTTTAAAATTTCAACAACAAAGTTTAGATATGACCCGAGCAGCTCTTGGAAGTATTACAAAAAATACAATGGCTGGAGCATACAACTCAAATAGAGTAGCAAATCCATATATGATGGATACAAAATACGGACAAGAGAGTATTAATTGGCTCCTATAATATTTATAATAAATACATAAAATGGCAGATACTAGTTTATTCACCCGATTAAAACGTTTATTTTCAACAGATGTTGTCATTCGTAACCAAGGAGGAAATCAATTAAAAGTAATTGATGTTGACTCTATCCAAACAACAGGAGATGTAGCAACAAACTCTATAATGGATAGATATAATCGTTTATATTCTCCATCCTCCACCTCCTTATTTGGGCAACAATTAAATATAAACTACCAATATCTTCGCACCATGATCTATTCAGATTATGATACTATGGATTACGATGCTATTGTTTCTTCCGCTTTAGATATCATATCAGATGAATGTACTTTAAAAAATGATATGGGAGAAGTTCTCCAAATCAGAAGCTCAAACGAAGATATTCAAAAAATATTATATAATTTATTTTATGATGTATTAAATATTGAATTTAATCTATGGTCTTGGATTCGTCAAATGAATAAATATGGCGATTTCTTTTTAAAACTTGAAATAGCAGAAAAGTTTGGAGTATATAATGTTATTCCTTACACAGCATATCATATTCAAAGACAAGAAAATTATGATCCTGAACATCCAAACGCTATAAGATTTAAATATTCTCCTGAAGGATTCTACTCAGGAGGATCAGGATATTATGGTATGCCTAACACATTTGAAAAAGATCAAAATGCTATATATTTTGATAATTATGAGATGGCTCACTTTAGATTGATAACTGATGTTAATTATCTTCCTTATGGTCGCTCATACCTAGAACCAGGCCGTAGATTATTTAAGCAATATATTCTAATGGAAGATGCAATGTTAATCAATAGAATATCTCGCAGCCCAGATAGAAGAGTATTTTATATTAACGTTGGTTCTATTCCTCCTGCTGAAGTAGAAAATTTTATGCAAAAAACTATTTCAACATTAAAACGTACCCCGTTAATTGACCACGAAACCGGCCAATATAACTTAAAATATAACATGCAAAACTTACTTGAGGATTTTTATATCCCTGTAAGAGGCAACGATACTGTAACCAAAATTGATACAGCAGCAGGCTTACAATTTGATGGAATTACAGACGTAACGTATTTAAGAGATAAATTATTTGCTGCTCTTAAAGTACCCAAAGCCTTTATGGGATATGAAAAAGATTTAACAGGCAAAGCAACATTAGCTGCTGAAGATATTAGATTTGCTCGCACAATTGACAGAATACAACGTATTGTTCTATCAGAACTGTATAAAATTGCATTAGTACATTTATATGCTCAAGGATATAATGGAGACGAATTAACAAATTTTGAGTTAGATTTAACAACTCCTTCAATTATATACGATCAAGAAAAAATAGCATTATTAACCCAAAAAGTAGATTTAGCCCAAAAAATTGTAGAAACTAAATTGTTACCTACTGATTGGATCTATGATAATATATTCCATTTAAGTGAAGATCAATACGAAGAATACAGAGATTTAATTATTGAAGACCAAAAACGTGCATTTAGAAATAAACAAGTATCTGAAGAAGGTAATGATCCTAAATTAACAGGAAAATCATATGGAACTCCCCACGATTTAGCTTCACTTTATGGTAGAAGTAGATATGAAGACAATTCTGTACCTGATGGCTATGATGAAAAAGTACCATTAGGCCGTCCTGAAGAAAAATCAACAGATAGAAATTCTCAAGAAAGTCCGTTTGGAAAAGATAGATTAGGTAACAGAGGAGCAAAATTTGATGATAATGAATCTGGTGATATTCGCCCTCAATATAAAGGTGGATCACCATTAGCACTAGAAGCAAAACAAGTATATCTTAAAAATAAAAGTTTAATAGAAAGTCTAGTAAAAAGACCAACTATTAATAAAAAAGATGAAGAAATTTCGTTTTTAAGCGAAGATAATATAATGGAGTAAATATTTTGATATATTTATAACAAAAAGCTTAGGCTAATGAACGTAAAACACTCAAAAATAAAAAATACGGGGATATTATTTGAACTTTTAGTTCGACAAATCACCGCAGATACTTTATCCGGAAAAGAATCAAAAGCAATTAATATTTTAAAAAAATATTTTGTTAAAAGTGAGCTAGGAAAAGAATACAAATTGTATGAAACTCTATCCAAACACAGAAATTTAACCGAGAGCAAAGCTGAAATAGTTATCAACTCTGTTATAGAAACATCTAAAAACTTAAATAGAGGAGCAATTAAAAGACAAAAATATAACTTAATTAAAGAAATTTCCTCTCACTACAACATTGAAGATTTTTTTAAAACCAAATTACCCAATTACAAAACCCATGCTTCATTATATACTCTACTAGAACTATATAATTCTAATACTAACAACCCAGATCAGCTTATTGAAAATAAAATTAATATTTTAGAGTCATTAACATCTAAATCTATTGATAAACAAAAAGTTAAAGAAGATGTTTTAGTAGAGTTTCAATCATACGATAAAGATCTTCGTATTTTAGCGTATAGAGTTCTTTTAGAAAAATTTAATGAAAAATATTCTTCGTTAAATAAGGATCAAAAAATAATATTAAAAGAATTTGTTAATTCTGTAGATTCAACTCCAAAATTAAGGGATTTTTATAATACTAAAATTGAAGAACTTAAAACAAAATTAAATGTTTTATCTCCTAAAATTGCAGATAAAGCAGTTAAAATTAAATTAGATGAAGTAATTAAATTATTAACTCCATTATCTAAATCACATAAAGTTAATGATGATAATTTAATTAATCTATTACAATACTATGAACTTTTAAATGAAATTAAAAACATTCATGGGAGAGTATAAATATAAAATTAAAGAAACAAATACTATAGCTAGTAATTCTGGTTTTACATCTGGAACTACAGGTGAAAATACTGCTATTCCATTTAAAACATCTGTAAAAAAAAATTATGGAGCATATGCCCAAGTAGGATATAAACCCGTTAAAGAAGGTCCTGGAGCAAATATGGGACCTGGCCCAAAAGCTGGTCCTGAAGGAGTAATAGATAATGTTTATACAAAATCATTTAAATATAAATTAGTAAACCGACCAGCTTTAAATAAAGAAGCTAAAGGTATTGAAATAAAACGATTATGGGAAACCATAGAAGTAGAAGATTATTTAAATACTTTAAATGTATCTGATCCTAAAAGAAGAGAATTTTTAGCACAACGTTTAGATGGGTTTAATATTTTAGAAAAAAAACTAAATCAATTAATTCCGTTATTACAACAAGCAAGAAATAAAACTTTGGATTATTATAAAGATAATCCCGCATCATATGCTGTTATTTATTCAACAGATGCAACAAATGAGTTATTAGACGATATTATCAATTCATTCACCCCCGACGATAACACAAAACAACAATAATATGGCAAATATACCCGTAAATTTTGGAGGAGTAATACTAACAGCAGGACAATCCGCTACTGGTTCGTTTGCTGGTATTCAAAGCTTAGGAACCGGTTCAATTAATTCCCCTACCGGCTCTTTAATTACAGCATATAAATATGGAGCGGGAATAGATCATATAGGAGAAGTTATAGAAGGAATAGGTGGTTCATTTACTCTTCCTGCTGGAGAAACAATTAATCTATATATAACTTCTTGTAGTTTAGGAGCATTAAGTGCACCTGTAATTTTATACACATAATATTTATAATCATGAAAACATTACAAAATCAATATATCGAAATTACAGAAGGTAAAGGAAATAAAGACCATTTCCTAAAACAAGCCCGCCACTTGTTCCCTGAACTTATTACTGTAAACAATACATTTAACGATACTGTTAAAATATTAAAAGGTAAAAGTATCTTAACAGAAGCAGTAGGCGGTATTGCCACCCAAAACCCAAACAAACCAGATTGGTTTAAAATATTTAACACAAACATAAAAGAAGCAGTTGGTGTTAAAGATACTAAAGAATATGGTGACCAAAACACATTTGAAAAAATAGATAAAGATGTCCAATCATCTTTAGCTCACCAATTTGATAATACAGACCCTAAAAATATAGACAATGTTTACGGCCAATCATTTTTAATGGGATATTTAGCTGAGATGGACGATCCTAAAAATGCTACTAAAACTGTAGATGAATTGAAAAAAATTGTAGCCAAAAACATGGCGCAAGACATTAACTACTACGCTAAAAACGGAATATTTGGTGTTAAAGGCATTGGTTTAGAAACATCTAAAGAACCT